AATTATTGTGAGAACACACTTAAACAAATAAACAATCGCACATTTCAAATCAAAAATGCAATAGAATGGAAAAAGTTTACTATGGGTAGTATGTAATGAGTAAAGAAGATTTGAAACGCATAGAAAAAAAGATAGATGATCTTAATAAAAAACTAGATACCCATATTGACAAGATATGGAAAGTATATGAAGCATTAAGAAATCCCATTAGTGTGGTATCTAAAATGTTTAAAAAGAAATGAAAACTTACAAAAACTTTTTACCTAAAAAGACTTTCAAAGAAATACAAGATTTTATGTTAAGTCCTAGAATGCCTTGGTATTATAATGATGCCGTTGCAATTCGTTCAGATAGAGAGTTTATGTTTTTTCATTTGTTTCATCACGGCTACGAAGTAAATACAACACCAGAAATATTTGAAGGAATAGTAGAACCAATACTTAAAAAACTAAAAATTACTAAAGACATTTTGATTCGAGCAAAAGCAAATTGGTATACTAATCAACATAAACATGTTAAACATCAATATCATATAGATCAACACAAAAAACATAAGGTTTGTTTATTAAGTATTAATACAAATGATGGTTATACAGAATTTGAAAATGGTACAAAGTTTAGTTCTATCGAAAATCAAGCAATAGTTTTTGATGGCGGAACACCACATAGATCAGTCACACAGACAGATCAAAATATGAGAGTAAATATTAATTTAAATTTCGAGGTAGTGTAATGTTATTTGATACTATATTACTTTGTCAACTTGCTATGTGTGTTATCATGGGTATAGATAATTGTCCTAATGCAAAACAAGTAAGTATGGAAAATGAGTGGACACCAGCATATTATTATTATTCAGAAGGTGAAGGTCATATTCACTATGACGATAATCAAATAATTCATATGGGTATTATTGTGCATGAATTGGCACATCATGTGGAGAAAACAAAAGGTAAAGATTTTAAAAAAGTTTGTATTCAATATGGTGGTACAAATTGTAATGTACATGAGGTAAAGAAATGATATTTTGTATAGGTAATGGCGAAAGTCGAAAAGACTTTGATTTAGAACAACTTAGACCATTTGGTAAAATTTATGGTTGTAATGGTTTATATAGAGATTTTACACCAGATGTATTAGTGGGTATGGATTATACAATATGTCATGAAATATATCGTAGTGGTTATGCATTTAAACATCCTGTATATTTGAAAGCATGGGAGAAAAATACTCATACAACATATGATAAATTATTTGAACCTGAAACAATTAAAAAGTTTGTGGGTGATGTTGATGATATAAAAAATTATACAGATGAACACGAATGGCCTGGTGAAAAGAAAAGATTTTTTACTTGTTGGGCAAATAATGTAGATGTAATGAAAGAGTTTAGAAAGAAAAATAAAGACTGGCATGAGGATGATTTTAAATTACATTTTGGTGAAGATCAAGAAGGATATAAGATAACATGGACAAAGAAAAAAGACAAAGTAATGGGATTGGGCAAATACCAACAAGAGAAAACAAACGCAGGTGTCTTGATTGCATTAATGGCAGCGGATGCGGACAAAAAGATATATCTAATAGGATACGATTATCATTCGAAATCAAAACAAGTCAACAACATCTACAAGGGGTCAACCGGGTATCTAGGACCACAAGCAAAAGCGATTGATCCACAGAACTGGATAAAACATACGATTAAACTAATAAACAAATATGACACAGATCATGAATTTATACATGTGGGTAAACCCATACCAGAGATAGAAAAGTTAGAAAGAAAATACTGGTCAAACATTTCATACGAAGAATTAAATGAGAGAATTAAAAATAACAAAGTATAATGAATCCTATATCAAATGCACAAGCGAAGATTTAGGATTACTTCAAGAACTATCTGAATTTTTTACATTCAAAGTGCCTGGTGCTTCTTTTATGCCAAGTGTTCGTGCCAAAAGATGGGATGGTCAAATAAGATTATTCTCAAAAGCAACTGGTAAGTTATATTATGGACTACTACCTTACGTTGAACATTTTATGCAAAATAAGGGGGGTACAATCATACGAGAGGGTCTTGAAAACCCGTCTAGCGTTGCGCTAAGCGATAGTTTTTCTAAGTTTGTATCACAAATTTTAACAAAATCAATAGAAATACGAGATTATCAACTTTCTGCGTTTTCTCATGCAATCAATTATAAACGAGCAATATTATTATCGCCTACTGCATCAGGTAAGTCATTAATCATTTATTGTATCATACGATTGATGACTTCATTAGAAAAAAGAAGTTTATTGGTAGTGCCCACAACATCTTTGGTAGAACAGATGTATAAAGATTTTGAAGATTATGGTTGGACACCAGATCGACATGTACAAAGAAAATATTATGGTTATGAAATAGATGAGAGTAAACCTGTTGTCATATCTACATGGCAATCACTTGCAACATTTGACAAGAAATATTTTGAACAATTTGATTGCGTCATAGGTGATGAGGCACATCTATACAAATCTAAAGAATTACAAAAGATCATGAGTGCATGTATCAATGCCAAATATAGAATAGGCACTACTGGTACATTAGATGATAGTAAAGTACATAAGTTAGTATTAGAGGGTTTGTTTGGTAGAGTGCATAGTGTCACAACCACTAGAGAACTGATAGATAAAAAACAACTTGCTGATTTACAGATACAATGTTTAATACTTAAATATTCGCAAGATGAATGTAAACATGTAAAGAAACTAAACTACCAAGATGAAATGGACTATATAGTATCACATGAAAAACGTAATAGATTCATTCGTAATCTAACAAAAACACGAACTGGTAATACTTTAGTTTTATTTCAATATGTAGAAAAACATGGTAGAGTATTACATAGTCTTATAGGTGATACATTAGATCATCAAACAAGAAAATTGTTTTTTGTCTATGGTGGCACAGAAACAAAAGATCGTGAAACAGTCAGGAGTATTACAGAAAATGAAAACAATGCAATTATTGTGGCGAGTTATGGAACTTTTTCTACTGGTATCAATATTAGGAATTTACATAATGTTATATTCGCAAGCCCTACCAAATCTAAAATTCGTATTTTACAGTCTCTTGGTCGTGGGTTGCGTCTTGGTGACAATAAAGTTAAAGCAACTCTTTACGATATTGCTGACGACTTTTCACACAAAGAAAAAAGAAACTTTACACTTAGTCACTTTATGGAAAGAATAAATGTGTATTCTGAACAAGAACTTGACTACGAACTTGATCATGTTGACATCAGATAAATAATAATATGGAAAAGAAACAAATACCAAACCCCAAAGTTTTAATGTTGTCAAGTGGGCAACAGGTTATTGCTGGTATAATCGTTGAAGAAGAATCAGATTTTGTAAGACTAAAAGAACCTTATAAAATTAGAATACACGAAAATGCCGTTGATGATAAAACATATTTTGTTGAAGAAAGAATGTCTTTGACACCTTGGATGTTTCAGACAGTAGATAAAGTATATTCAATACATAAAACACATATTGTATCTATTGGCGCACCAAATGAAAATTTACAAGATTATTATAATAATGTAAGAATGGGATTATTTCCCTCAATGAAAAAAGAGATACAACCTCTACCTTCAAAAGTTCAATCAGATAAACCATTTGAAGAAGTATTGGAAGAAATGTCAGATGAAGACTACTATCAGACTTTACAGTATCTAAGAGGTAAAATCAAACCTCACTAATACTATAATCCATGCAAACCGGACATACCGGATTATATCAAGCGAATTATATTTTGTCAAGGCAAAAATCAAAAAAAAATCAAAAAAAATAATTATCTAAATTTAGTATATTGTCCTTGACATTTATACTATATTATGATATTATAATCTACAAATTAGGAGTAATACTATGACTGTACAATTAAAAAGAAAAAAGACAGAGCATTATGTAGATAATAAAAAATTTCTAGAAGAAATGAAAAAGTATCGTAAGAAAGTATTATCCGCAAGAAATAGAAAAAGAAAAGATCCACCAATTAGCGATTACATAGGTGAATGTTTTTTAAAGATTGCAAATCACTTATCTTACAGACCAAATTTTATAAACTACACATACAAAGAAGATATGATATCTGATGGTATAGAAAACTGTTTAACTTATGTAGCAAACTTTGATCCAGAAAAATCAAATAATCCTTTTGCATATTTTACACAGATTATATACTATGCATTTATACGAAGAATACAAAAAGAAAAGAAACAAACAACAATTAAACAAAAACTTATACTTAAATCTGGATTAGATGAAATTGTTAGACAAGAAGGTGATAACGAAGAATATCAAAACTCATATGCTGACTTTTTAAGAAAGAATATGATTATAGAACAAGAACCAGAAAAGAAAGATAAACCTAAACTTAAAAGAAAGAAGATTACTAAATTAGAATTTTTTATGTAAACTATGAAAATTGCTTTAATTAATGACACTCACTTTGGTGCCAGAAACGATAATCCAAATTACGCTAATTACTTCTATAAGTTTTGGGATGATATATTTTTCCCTTACATAGAAAAACATAATATCAAAGATGTTATACATCTAGGTGATGTATTAGATAGACGTAAGTTTGTAAACTTTAAAACACTAAATGATTTTAACAATAAGTTTGTTAATCGTATAAAAGATTTACATGTAGATATTATTATTGGTAATCATGACACCTATTATAAAAATACAAATGAAATAAATGCTCCACAAGAATTAATGTCTTGGGGAAATGTTTATGCAGAACCCATAGTCATAGAAAAAGGTGGCATGAGAATGTTATACATTCCTTGGGTCACACCAGAAAACTTAGAACGAACAACTATGATGTTAGAACAAGAAAGTGCTGATATTGTTTTAGGTCATTTAGAAGTTAAAGGTTTCGAAATGTTCAATGGTGCATTTGCTGATAGTGGTTTAGATAAAAAACTATTTCGTAGATTTGAAAAAGTATTATCTGGTCACTTTCATAAAAGATCAGATGATGGTCAAATTTTTTATCTTGGTAGTCAATATGAATTTATGTGGAATGATTACAATTGTCAAAAAGGTTTTCACATACTAGATACAGAAACAAGAGAACTAGAATATATTAAAAACCCTTATACTATACATGAAAAAATATTTTATAATGATGAAGAAAACGAATATAAACTTCTTTACAATTATGATCAGCACAGAGACAAATATATTAAAGTAATTGTAGAAAAGAAAAAAGATTATTATTTGTTTGATAAGTGGCTTGATGGTTTCTATAAAGAAACAAATGTACATGATATAAAAATTATAGAAGATTATTCAGACTTAGATGCTTCTACTGTGGCTGATGATATTGCAGAGAAAAGCGAAGATACACCAACACTATTAGATAATTATATTGATGAACTAGAAACTGATTTAGAAAAATCTAGATTGAAAAAATTAATGAAATCATTATACACAGAAGCAGGAGATTTAGAAATATGATAATATTTGAAAAGATAAGATGGAAAAACTTTTTATCTTCTGGCAATAGTTTTTTAGAAACAAATCTAAATGATAATTCTACAACATTAATTGTTGGTCATAATGGTGCAGGTAAATCTACTATATTAGATGCTTTATGTTTTGCTTTGTTTAATAAACCTTTTAGAGAAATAAAGAAAGATCAATTAATCAATAGTATTAATCTTGGTGGCACAGAGGTTGAGTTAGAGTTTCGCATATCAGCTAATCGTTATAAAATTAGACGAGGAATTAAACCTAATGTATTTGAAATATATTTAAATGATGAATTACTTAATCAAGATGCTACTATTGCTGATTATCAAAAACAATTAGAACAACAAATACTTAAATTTAATTATCGTAGTTTTACACAAGTGGTCATACTTGGTGCCTCTACCTTCGTGCCATTTATGGAATTGAAGACAGCACATAGACGAGAAATTATAGAAGATATACTTGACATCAAAGTATTTTCTGTAATGAGTATGTTAACTAAAATAAGAATAAAAGAAATGGATGAACAAATCAAAGATATATTACGAGAGATAGATATTGTTCAAAATAAAATAGACACACAAAAAGAATATATTAATAATTTAAGTAATAGATCAGATATAGAAGTACAAAGTGAAATAGAAAAGATAGAACATAATAAAAACGCCATAGACAAATATAATACACACATACAAGGATTGCAACATGAAATACAAAAACTTAAAGAATCAATCAATGATAAAGATGGTGTAAGTATTAAAGTAGATAAACTTAATAACTTTCAAGCACAGTTTCAAAGTAAATTAAAAGAATGTAATAAACATAAAAAGTTTTATGAAGACAATGATAATTGTCCTACATGTCAACAAGTATTATCTAATAAACAAAACCTAATTGCTGATAATAACAAACAAGTAATGAAATGGAATCAAGCATTAGAAGATGTACAAAAAGAGATACGAGTAATTACAAACAGATTAAATAAAATTAAAAGTGTTGAACAAGATATGCGAACAACAGAAATTGACATCGCTAAGTTTGGTCAATCAAAAGTAGAGTTAAACAATATTAACACAAAACTAGCACATAAGATAGAAGAACTAAAAAAACAATCTAGTGAAGATGGTGAGGCATTAGGTAAACTTAGTCAATTAGAAAGTGATTACAAAGATAAAGAAAATACCAAATTAACAAAAGTAGAAGAACTTGATTACTTACAAGCAGCTAAAACTATGTTAATGGATTCAGGTATCAAAACAAAAGTAATAAAACAATACTTACCAATTATCAATCAATTGATAAACAAATATCTTGCAAGTATGGATTTCTTTGTAAACTTTAAGTTAGATGGTGAGTTTAAAGAAACAATACGATCTAGATATCGTGATGAATTTACATATGCCTCGTTTAGTGAAGGTGAAAAAATGAGAATTAATCTAGCGTTATTATTTACATGGCGAGCTATTGCAAAGATGAAAAATAGTATATCTTGTAATTTATTAATGTTAGATGAAATATTTGATAGTAGTCTTGATGGTCAAGGCACAGATGATTTTCTTAAAATATTAAATACATTAGAAAATGAAAACATTTTTATTATATCTCATAAAACAGATATGATAGCAGATAGATTTAAGAATGTAATTAAATACGAGAAAGTAGGAAACTTTACAAAGGTAATAGAATGACAATACAAGAAACAAAATATGTTAAAATGACTATTCAAGAAAAGATAGAGTTATTAGCAATAGTCGCTGAAGAATGTGGTGAACTAACCCAAGAATGTATGAAGATTATTAGATTTGGTCAAGATAATGATAATATTACAAAAGAGGCAGGTGATGTTATGTGTATGATACAATTACTTGAAGAAAAAGGGTTAGTAAAATATGAAGATATAGAGGCAAGGGTAAAAGAAAAACGAGAGAAATTAAAGACTTTTTCATCCTTGACAAATCTATAACAACCTGATATACTGGCAATATGTATTTTTTAGAAGATGTCTATAAATCAGCAGACCAAAAACTATTTACTGTAATTTCAACATTTGCAGGTGGTGGTGGGTCTTCAACAGGTTATAAACTTGCAGGTGGTAATATACTTGCTGTTAATGAATTTGTTGAAAGTGCAATAGACACATACAAATCTAATTATCCTAACACACCAATATTATCTGATGATATTAAACAAATAACAGGTCATGATTTACTCAAGGCCGCAGGAATACAACAAGGCGAGTTAGATATACTTGATGGTTCGCCACCTTGTAGTGCATTTAGTATTGCAGGTA